CAAAGGCCGCCATATTTTAGTAACAATAGGCGTGTCTGCTAATTGGTTAAGCTCGGAGTCTTATATACTTCCAAAGGTGGTTCAAATCCACCCACGCCTACCAACGCCTTGTTAGTATAATGGCAATTACAGATGATTTGTAATCTTCAGATATTGGTTCGATTCCAATACGAGGCTCCAGTTTAAATGGTCATTAGTTTAATGGTAAAACCTCAAATTCCAAACTTGAAGACGTGGGTTCGATTCCTACATGACCAGCCAGAGAAAATGATATGATACCGAGAGTTGAAATATATAAAAAAACTGATTTGTCATTTCACCAAACTTCCGTTCATGGTGAATGTGAAGAATTGGCACTCGTAGTTTATCATGGCGACATCACCCCACATTCGGTAATCTTCACATTTAGAGTATCCGTGAGAGGATTATCTGAAAAGGGGTTTGCCTCATACGATAAAGATTTTGGCACAGAAGACGATGCGTGGTCGTGCTTTTTAACACTGATGATGACGGAAGAAATTAAAATGTCTGATTTAGAAACCTTAAACATGGATTTGGAATGAATATATCAACATACATGAATAAATATAGAGGACACCTCAAATATCGGCCAGAGCTAGTATCTGTCGTAGAATGTAAAGATGGATTTTCTATGAGCGTGCAGAATAGTCATTACCATTACAGTGGGCCATACACCGTTGAAATTGGTTTTCCGAGTTCAGCAGAATCGTTGATAGAAAGTTATGCTGAAAACAAAGATGAATTGACAGGGACAGTTTATGGATGGGTTCCTATCGAAGTGGTGGATGAAGTGTGTGAAAAACACGGTGGTATAACAGGGCCAAAAGTACCATGAAATATAATTATTGTTCGAACTGGATGGGCCCAATAGATGCCGAATGGTGTCTATTAGAAAAGGGTCGAGAGTGGACAGATAAACATGGTGCTGAATGGTCGGGTGGTAGAATTGATATTCGAGGTGGTGATTCCGAAAACGAAAACTTTCATCCTCGTGGTTGGGAAATCCATCTTCCTGTGATGCAAACAGAAGATTGGAACGCATTAAGCGATTGGCTTTGGGACTTCAAGTCTGATGAATTGATTATAAATTTAGACGAACTATTAACACGATACAACAAACCCATTAGATGGTTTGATTATAAATAATGCTCCGTGGGACGGCTAGTGTGGTCACTGTCCTTTCAAGGCAGTCAGATGGGGGCAGAACCCATACGGAGTACCATATATAATTATGGTTTAGCTTGACACTTTCAGCTGGATTTGATACCATAGTAGTAGAGAATGAGTAAAGATTAAGTTAACCCAAACGAGATTTGAAAATGGCCCATCTTAGTTCAGAAGAAACGAAATCAATCCGTAAAGCTCTTAAAGAAGAGTTCGGAAAAACACTGAAATTTTCAGTGAAAAACAGACACCACTCTGGTGTAGATATTAAATTGTTGTCATCTACTAAATGGAATTTAGAGGCCAATCCAGAATACGATTGTAACGAAGGGAACGGATATGGGTTCGGAAGAGTTTCTCCTTGGATGACTCCGAAAGACGAAGTAAAGACACTGTTAGATCGAATTGACACGATTGCCAAAACCGCTCCTGCAAAAGATGGGGGAAAAGATTGGTACGATGATTCAGATATGATGACTGATTATTTTTCTACGGCATTTTATGTCTTTACCGGTATTGGAAAATGGGATAAGCCTTTCACATACACTGGAACCAAATGAAGAAAAGACTTGACACTTCATCCTATATTTGAGATAATATAAGTGAAGGTTAGGAATTATTCCTTTCTGTTTTAACTCAACTGAGATTTGATTATGACTATGTTGATTAAAGAAATTACAACAGCGTTATTGTTGTTTGGTATGATGTATTTGACGATAATTATTATGTATTCTTTTTAATTTATGATAATGTGATTATAATAGGCTAAAGGAGATATATTATGAGTACGAACAGTTTAGTTGCATATATGGATGAGGATTGGAAAGTTACTACATCATACATACATTATGATGGTTATATAAGAGGTGTTGGTGAACGGTTGTTAGAAACCTATAATAATAAAGAAAAAGCCTATGAGCTGGCAACGTCTTTGGGTTACGCATCATCCTTAGAAAAATCGATTGAAGATTCTCATGCAGATCGGGGCAATGATCTCGAACCAATAACATATGAAAACTATTTTGAATTTGAAGAATATATTAAAGAAAGTTCACATCTTGAATATGTTTATGTTTGGGTTGCCTCAAAGAATGAATGGCAAGTTGCTACTTGGGATTGCACTGAACTACATACTTTGTCCGAAAAAGGTTGCGACTTTCGTTATGATTGGAATGGATTTGAGGATTTGAATTCTGTTTTTATTCGTGACATATCTTGAAATTGTAAAACGACTGAGAAACTTTGTAAAAGATCGGTCAGCAATTGAGGATGGTATTGAATGTCTTATTCGTAAGTATTCAATAAACAATAAATAAGTATTCAATAAACAATAAATACGAAAATTGTTTTTTTATAATTAACCTATTATAATCGAGAAAAATGGCTAAGAAGACTAAAAAGAAATTTAAAATATCAAGAAGCAATTTAAATGTTAAAATTGATGAATATTTAGAAAAAGGTGGTAAAATTACAAAATTAGAATGTATTGTACCAGAACAAATTAAACCCGTGATTTCAGAAAATCAAAGAATGGGTTCTAATATTAATGTTTCAATGGACCGAGATTTTTATACAAGGATTGTTGGGAAATCAACTAGATGAAAATTGTTTCCATTGGTCCATTATTTTTTGTTATAACGTTAATTTTAATAATATTAAAATTAACAGGTAATATTTTATGGAGCTGGAGTGCAGTGTTTTTACCTCTTCAGCTTTTTATTATTTTAGGTGTGTTTTTTGCTCTTTTATATGTTTTTATAAATATAAAAACATCAAATAATAAATAATTTTTCGAATGGCGCAGGGAGGTCTGAGTGGAAGAATGGATCTGCACCCCCACCACCCAGGCCGCGCCCCTTTCAATCATTCGACTTCAACATAATATAATAATGTTTTCGATAACAAGTATAGATTTGTTTTATAAAAAAGAACAGGGTTGTTTATTGGCTCATGAGCCCGATGGCACAATCCACGAATTTCGTGTCGAAATGTTGCGGGAAGCAAAAGAATTATTTACACGTTATGATGAAGCTCATTTTCACGAAGAAGACAATTTAGATGATTTTCATGATTTTTGTGAAAAAATGTCTGCCAAAAGCCCCGAAGTTAAAGATGTAGACTCGCCCTATTTAAATTAAGGAATCCTTATATGTTACTTTGGTTTTTTTGACAAAACATTTACGCAATAGAAAGAAATTGTTATGCTCGATGAATGGGAACATGTTTTTGTTTATGAAATGTTATATCATTTTAATTGTGGAAAATGCGAGAAATGGTGGAGTTATGTAAAAACTATTGACAATAAAGAAGAAATGCATAAGAAAATAGTAAAATCAATGTATTGTCCCCATTGTGGAACAAAAGGTTTATTGCAAATAAAAGAAGGTTTTAATAATAATATTTAATGATCTTGTTTGTGGAAGGTCAATTGTTTTGAATATAAAGGTGAATTATGCTTGATAATGTAGATGTAAAAATACCTCAACACGAAAAAGGGAATCTTGCTGAAAATTCTTTAGGCGGGACAGAACTTCTTTCAATGGAATTATTCCGCAGATTGTCTCAAGAATATAAAGATAAATTTCAATTTATTGTTTCAAGAGTTAATGATATAGAAGAAAATAAACGTAGGATTTATTGGTTACATGATCTTGCATTAGATCCCGTTCATTCTTTACTAACAACTCCATCAATAGACCTGTTTGATAAATTAGTTTTCGTTAGTCACTGGCAACAACAGCAGTTTAATACATTATTAAAAATACCATATGAACGTGGTGAAGTGATTAAAAATGCTATTGTTCCTATTCCTAAACACCAAAAATCTGAAACAAAGGATCTTCAATTAGTATACGCATCAACTCCTCAACGAGGTCTTGATGTGCTTATGGCCTCCTTGGATTTAATTGATAGGACTGATTTTCATTTACATGTTTTTTCTAGTTATAGTTTGTATGGATGGAAGCAAAACGATGAACCCTATAAACATTTATTTGAAAAGTGCGAATCGGACCCAAGAGTGACGTATTATGGAGCAGTTCCTTACGATGAAATGAGAAACCACTGGAAAAATATGCATATATTGGCCTATCCGTCTACTTGGCAAGAAACTTCATGCAGAGTTGCCATGGAAGCAATGTCTGCTCATTGTGCAATTGTTACTTCTAATTGGGGCGCTTTACCCGAAACATGTGGCGAGTTTGCGTACATGTATAATTATACAGAAAATAAAAATAAACATGCTGAAAAATTTGCTGATGAACTTGAAGATGTAATGGATATATACTGGACAAAAGATGTTCAAAAAAATCTTGATAATGCAGTGGAATATTCACATACTCATTATAGTTGGGATAAGCGAATTGACCAATGGACTGATTTTCTCGATAACTTAACATATGACTTAGATTATGCCGCTAAAGAAATCAAAAAAAGTTAATACCTTTATTAGTTCAAGAAAAGCTTTTGATAAATTACAGAAGGATTCCGAACCCGTCTTCGATGATAAATCTAAGTGGATTGATATTGCGACTGGATTGAATTGGTATTCGCATTTTTGTGAAGCAGACCAAGCTAAACGTTGGTTGATTGATTATATGAAACATGCTGGATATTCTAAAGAAGATACTCTACATGTTAAACTTTCTTCCTGGGGGAAGTCTGGTGTTTTTATTGAAGGTTCAACAATTATTAATTTAAGAACTGCTGGATTTCTTGGAAGAATGGTATTGAGAGGTTTTGAAACTCTTCCAGAAAAATATGTAAAAACAATTAAATCTTATATAGAATTTTGTAAGCGAAATGGTTCTGTTGTTGTTCAGAAAAAAGTTGAAGAAAAAGAAACTAATGGAGATAACAAACCATCAATACAAGATCATATAAGAGAACAAGTAGTTCACTATGCTACTGAACTAGAAGGTACCATAGATGACTTCATTGATAATAATTATGAGTCGACCATAAGCACATATGATTGGTTGGTTAAGAAAGGAATTAAAGGATTAATTGCTAAAAAAATATCAAATGAATTTCAGCCGTATTTAAAAGAACTAGAATTGGTATCAACAGATGACTATGTAGCAGAATCTTATGCCAACATGACGAAGAACCAATTTATTGAATATGGTAAGTTTATACACGCAATTATTAATGACTGTGAACGATATTCCGCCAATGTTAACAGTCAAAAACTTCCACGAAAGAAAAAACAAGTTTCAATTATTAAACAAATTTCCAAATTGAAGTATAAAAAACAAGATGATGAGTATAAAATAGTATCAATTAATCCTTCTGAAATTATTGGTGCTGATCAATTGTATGTATTTAATTCAAAGTATCGTAAACTTGGTATGTATAAATCCGATGGGCCTGCTGGTCTATCTGTAAAAGGAAGCACTATTCAAGGATTCAATTTAACCCTTTCTAAATGTAAAACATTAAGAAAACCAGAAAGTATATTAACAAAGATACTTTCTGGAAGTAAACTGGTGATTAAACGACAATATGATTCTATTAAGTCTAAAGAAAAAGATTTAACTGGTCGTATTAATAATGAAACTATACTTCTTAAAATTATAAAATGATATTACTTGATTATTCGCAAATCGTTATTGCAAATGTGATGATGAATAAAAAACTAATGTCTGAAGATTATGTCAGACATACAGTATTAAATACTATAAGAATGTATCATCATAAATTTAACGAGGAATACGGTAACTTAGTTGTTTGCTGTGATGCGAGAAATAATTGGCGAAAAGATGTATTTAAATATTATAAAGCTAATAGAAAAATAATAAAAGATAAATCTGATTTTGATTGGTCTGAATTGTATAGAATATTACATAAAATTCGAGAAGAGTTAAGTGAAAATTTTCCTTATAAAGTTGTATATATAGATAAAGCAGAGGCAGATGATATTATTGCTACTCTTGTAATGTTTCGAGAAAAGAAAACGAGTAAATTGAAAGATGGTCATGATTCTGATGCAGTTGTTACATCTATTGAAGAATTATTTTTTGTTCCAGAACCCGTTTTAATATTATCAAGTGATAAAGATTTTATTCAATTACAAAAATATGAAAATGTAACTCAATATTCGCCCCTCTCTAAAAAATATCTCAATAGTGATAATCCGGTTAATTTTTTAAGAGAGCATATATTGAGGGGTGATGCAACCGATGGTGTTCCTAATTTTATGTCTTCCGACGACACGTTTGTTACCGATAAAAGACAAACCCCCATATTGAAGAAAAAAGTATCAGTTTGGTCTGAACTTGACCCTGATGCTTTTTGCGAAGGTGAACAGTTACGTAATTATCGTAGAAATGAAATGTTGATAGATTTGACTAAAATACCTGAATGGTTGCAAACCAATATTGTAGATGAATATGATAATTTACCCGAAGTTGGTAGATCTAAACTTTTTAATTATTTTATAAAACATAAACTTAAAATCTTAATGGAGCAAATAAATGAATTTTAGGAGAATATTATGACTGCACAAATGACAAGCGAGATTTTTTCTCATGCAAATGAGTTATCTACAGATGAAGAACGTATTAATTATTTACGGCATCACCACACTAAGGCAGTACGACAACTGTTAATATGTAATTTTAATTCAGATATAAAATTCCTTCTTCCTGAAGGTCGACCAACTTTAAGAACGGAAGACTTTGAACCGCAAAATAGTTATTTCCCAAATTTGGGAGCTAATGATGATGGTGCTACATTGAATTATGAAGTAAGAAAAATGTATTTATTTGTCGAGGGCGGACATCCAACTTTGACTAGCTTAAAGCGAGAAACCCTTTGGCATTCATTAGTTAGCTCGTTGCATCCTTCTGAAGCTGATGATCTTTGGTATATGAAGGATAAAAAACTTCAAGAAAAATATGATAAAATTACTCATAGTGTGGCTTATAACTCTTTCCCGGAGGGAGTTCAACAACCCAGTCCCGAACCCGAAAGAGATAATCAGGGCCGTTTTTCGAAAACTGAAAAATCAATACCTAAGAATAATGAGAAATCTAAAAAATGAAAGTATTGATGAATTGTACTGGCATGAATATAGAGTTACGGCCCTTTACAGATATGATGCCAAAGTGTTTATTGTCAATAAAAACGAAATCGATTCTATTTCACAATCTTGAATGGTTGCAAAAATATGATATTGATGAAGTAATTGTTGCGACAAAATATCATCACAATCAAATTGAATTAGCATTAAATAAATATCAAATTGAAATATTGTTTTCATCAGATTTAAAAATTAATACACATAAACTTTCTAAATGTGTAGGAACAGCTCAAACTTTAAAATCATTAAGTCATAAATTAGATGGAGGAGATTTTTTATTTTTGGATGGTGACAATTTATATAATTTTGATATAGAAAATTATTATAATGTTCATAAAAATAATGGAAAAATAATTTCTATTTTGTCACATATGACCATGGAAGATGGTAAATATAAAAATTTCATTAAATATAAAAACGGTTCTGATAAAATAGAAAAAATTATAGTTAAGCCCGAATATAAATTGAATAAACAGCTTTTAGCAACATCAGGAGCGTGTTATTTAAATCCAATGATATTTAATGTAATCGGAAATAAAGATATGTGTTTATTTGATAATGTTATTCCTAAACAGCTTGATAATATTAGTGTGATATTAGATAACGATTCAGTTCAATTTATTAATACTAAACAACAATATATGTCAATGTCAAAAAACATGGAATTCGTTTGATAATTTTGTGTTTTAATAAGGAATAATATTATGCCAACGTATGATTACGAATGTGTTAAATGCGGGTTAACCTTTGAAGAGTTTTTACCTATTGATATGAGAAAAGAGCCGTTAATTCGTTCTCAACCTCATCCCGAATGTAAGGTAAAGGGTTCATCACATTCAAGTGGTGTAAAATGTGATATTAAGCTGAGAATTTTTGCTCCAGGATTTGCTTATGATAATATAGGACCCAATAAACCAGATGCTTCTTTTAATGATAAGTTAAAAGAAATAAAAAATGCACATCATGGTAGCACCCTCAATGTAATTGAATAATGTTTATACATGAAAATGTTTTTGGAGATTTAGACTTAAAAACGTTAAATGAAAACGGAAAAAGATATTATATTACTCCTGCTGGTGAAAAGTATCCTTCCGTCACTACTATACTTTCTAATTATAAAAAAGAAGGTATAATTAAATGGAGAAAGCGTGTTGGAGAAAAAGAAGCCAATAAAATTTCCACTCAAGCTTCTCGTCGTGGAACAAGAGTCCATAAACTTTGTGAAAATTATTTAAATAATGATTTGTCATTTGACAAATGTACACCTGATAATGTTGTTATGTTTAAAAGTATTCAACCAATTCTTGATGAAATAGAATTGGTTTATGGGCAAGAACGTGCATTATTTTCAAATCATTTAAAAACCGCTGGAAGAGTTGATTGTATTGGTAAATTTCGTGGAAAAAATCACATAATCGATTTTAAGACTTCTAGTAAACCCAAAAAAGAAGAATGGATTGATAATTATTTTATGCAATGTTCTGCTTATTCTGTTATGTGGGAAGAAATGTCGGGTATACCTATACCCTATATTGCAATAATTATTGCTGTAGCAGATGACGTGCCACAAGTTTTTATTGAACATAGGGATAATTGGATTGATAAGTTTATAGAGCTTAGAAATAATTATTCATAATATATACTGTATGATTAATAAAAATATTATTTATGATTTTTCAATTTCAAGTTATTGTAATGCGGCATGTCCTTCTTGTAAAAGATATGGAACATATTCTGATCCTATTCCTCTGGATTCATCTGTGGATCCAAATCAAAAATTACATCCCAGTTTAAGACAATTACATATAAAATTTGAGGATTTTAAGGAGGTTATTGAGAAAAACATGCATAATTTTAAAGGATATGTGGTTACTTTTGAGGGGGAATTGGGTGATGCTATGGTTCATCCTCAAGTTATGAAATTTATTGATTATGGATGTTCTATTTTCGGAACTTTAAAAATTGTTACAAACGGTGGAAATAGAAAATCTGATTTTTATAAAGAACTCGGTACACGGTATAAAAATTTAGAAATGATTTTTTCAATAGATGGTATGAAAGATGACACTAATCAAATATATCGAAGAAGAGTAAGGACGGAACGGGCTTTATCAAATATGGCCGCTTTTGCTAATACAAAAAACGGTTGGGTCAATACTTATTGGCAATTTTTAATTTTTAATCATAATTTTTTCGAAATTCCTGATGCATTGTCGTTTGCGAAAACTAATAATATAACTATTCATTTAAAATTTAATCAAAGACCAAAATTTCTTATAAACGAAAAGCGAAAACGTATGGCTACCTATTTATACGAAAAACATAAACATGAGGGGGGAGTAAGCACTCTTACTCTGGGTAATTAATGGAGGTTGTACACGTAGATGGATATAAAGCACAAAGATTCATTTTATTTAATTTTGAAATAACATCATATTGTAATGCTAAATGCCCAAGTTGTTTTAGAACTATTGATAAAAATTTAAAATTAAAACATTTGTCAATAGATGATTTTGATAATTTTCTGTGGGAAAATGTAAAATATTTAAAAAACATAAGACTATCTGATAATATTGTTGCGAAGTTTTGCGGAGAATTGGGTGATCCTTTACTGCATCCGAAAATAGATCAATTGGTTATATCAGCTTCAAATTTTTTTGATCGAGTAGAATTGTATACGAATGGTGGATTAAAAACTCCCGAATGGATTAATTCTTTTTTACAAAAAAATAAAAAGTTATTTTTAGTGTTTGCTATTGATGGTTTAACACATGAAACAAATAAATTATATAGAATAGGTGTTAATACCAGTCTTGCTTTTGCTAATATGTTTAAATCCGCCAAACAACGTGTTACAAAATGGGATTTTACAGTATTTGATCATAATTTTCAAGAAGTGGAACAGGTTATAGCATTAGCTAGAGAAAAAAACATAAAATTGCAGGTGAGAATTAATGAGAGAGATTGTTTAAAAATAACAGAAAAAAATTTAATTAAATTGAAAAATATTTTAAACAAATATGATGTAAAAGATCATCAATGTAACTATGTTAATCTATGATAAACTGTGATTTCTATAATTATGAGTTAAAACAATGGAAACAATATGAAATAGATTTGGGTCTGAATATATATCCATGTTGTTTTTTTTATTTAAATAAACTAGGCATTGGTCTAGATAAAATTATAAATGAAACTGTATTAATTCATATTGATACTTCGCTTAAAACTAATAAGTTAGAAAATATTTTAAAACAATTTAAAGAGGTTTTAAATGAAGATGTTTGGAATAGTGATAACTGTCCCCCTTTATGTAAAGATAATTGCACATGGAAAGAGTAGTGTATTGTATAAACCATGGAGATCGAGGGCTTATTGTTAATGACTGGACCGAAATAGAAATTTCTAGTGATTTACACGTATATCCTTGTTGCACTCTTCATGCATTTCATTTTTTAGATGGAACTTTTTATGATGAATATTTGGATGGATTACCTAAGAATTGGAATTCTTTAAAACATCATTCAATAGACGAAATAATAAAAACATTTAGAGAATATATTACAGTTGAGAAATGGCAAAAATTAGAAACAACTCCGCAATGTTGTAAAAAACAATGCTTATTACAAAAATATAATGAATATTGAACATGATATATCTATTTGGAGATAGTTTTGGATCAGCACCTACCGGAAAGGGTTATAAAGAAACAGAGTATCTTTATTATCGTCAGGTTTCGAAGTATTTTGATGAAGAGTTGGTAAATTTTGCTCGAGCTGGTTCGGGTCCTGATTATACGTTTAAAAAATTTATGCAATTATGCGGTGATAAAAAGGGGTTGTTCAATTTAAATGGTGATAAATTTATTTTTCTTTTATCTGCCCCAGAAAGAATAGATTTTGATTTTCTTTCAGAAGAGGATAAGCATATGGGATTACAGTATTTGTACTCAGATAGTTTATCAGAAGAGAATAAAAAAAGGGTTGATTTTTTTTATAAAACATATTCTAATGAAATGAGACTAACTAATTATAAAAATTTATTTTTATTATATTGTTTGTCTGAATTTTTTTTACCAGATTCTAAATTTTTTGTTGCTCTAACTTTTGGTATAGATAAGGTTGAAGAAGCAAATGGTGGATTTATTAATGATGATAATCAATTGAATATTTTAAATTCAAAAAATTTCTATTATTTCGAATATCCTTTTAATATTTTGACAATAGAAGAATTTTATGACCATGAAGAATGTCATTTTGATGAACCCGTAACATATAAGTTTGTAAAAGGTGAAAAAATTTATATGAACGATATCAGATTAAATCATTTTAGTGAGGTGAATCATAATAAAATAGCTAAAGCAATGATCGATTTTTTTGAAAAAGGTTTAAGGTCAAAGGTAGAATTTAAGTCTAATTTTTTAGATGAATATCATGAATTAACTAAAAAGGTGGATTATATTTACGAATGACTTATTTTATTTTCGGTGATAGTTTTGCGACAATAGATGGGTCTCCAAAAGATCCCCATTATTTCAATGGGAAAACAGGAGATTTGTGGTATGATATTTTGGAGAACGAAACAGGAGAAAAAGTTCATACTTTTGCAGAAGGTGGGTTGGGGCCATATACGATATTTGAAGATTTTTATGAATGTTTTGAAACTAAAAAAATAACCGATAAAGTAATATTTTTTTTATCTTGTCAATATAGACTACCGATAGATTTATATAATCAACCCATTTGTTTGGATGTATTAAGAGGAGATAAAGATACTGTTTTAAAATCTTTAGAATATGAAATTTTATTTACTCATAAAATTTTAAAAGAAGAAATTTTTAGAGCAAATATAAAAAACATTTATTTTTTAAAGGTATTATCGCAGTTAAAAAAAATTAAGATCATGGTTTTTTTATGTTTTGGATTTAATAGGACAGGGGTTCATGATTATGTTAATGTTAAAGAAATTTATGAATTGAGCAAATTAAATGATGAATATTTTAATATTCATATCAAACCACTATATCATGTGAGCATAGAAGAATCTGTTAATTTTAAAGATTACGACAATAAACATAATTACAGGGCTAATCATTTGTCTTTTTGTAATCATAGAATTTTAACTAATATACTTTTGAATTTTTTCACTACAGACTCTGTTGTATTGGATGATATCTGGAATAAACATATTTTAACAACTTGGAATGATCCTTCTTTAGGCAGAGACCATTTTATATACGAATGATATGATCGTTTATATTTTTGGAGATAGTTATGGCGATGAGCTGAGTAATCCATTATTTTATCGTGCGTGGTTTGATATGATAGAATAACCAGTTGTAAATAAAAGTAGATGTTCTGCTTAATAAATTATCAAATTTTTTCTACGATACCACTCTCACTGAAACCTTTCATAAAAATCTATATAAAACCGAAGGAGAAAAACTTGAAAAATTTATCTATGACTGATGTTGGTTTTATAGGATTGGGTAAATTAGGATTAGAATGTGCAGAAGCAATGGCCCAAGATGATATTTGTGTGCATGGTTTTGATTTGCGTGAGAAAAAAAGCAATAAAATTATTATTCATAAAAATATAAAAGATGCAATACAATATAACAACTTTATATTTTTAGCGGTTGAAACTCCTCATCATGAAGATTATGATGGAACCAAGCCTTCCTCGCATTTAGATCCCAAAGATTTTCAGTATGAATTCGTAATCAATGCTTTACTTCAAATAAACGAATATATTAGAGAGGGTCAGACTATTGTATTAATTAGTACAGTTTTACCTGGAACCTGTAGAAAAGACTTTTTGCCAATAATCAAAAAAGGAGTGAATTTTATATACAATCCATATTTGATTGCTATGGGTACAACAACTTGGGATATGCTGAATCCTGAAATGATTATAATGGGATCGAATAATGTACTTCAAAGTATTGTTTATGATCTTAAAATGTTTTATATAAAAATTTTACAGAAGAAAAAAACTAGATTTGAATTGGTTACCCTAGATGAAGCAGAATGTATTAAAATATTTTATAATACGTTTATATCTGCTAAAGTTAGTTTAGTTAATATGATACAAGATGTAGCAGAACTAAACGGTAATGTAGATTGTGATGTAGTTGCTAATGCGTTGTCAAATTCATCACAGAGGATTATAAGTAAATTATATATGAAGCCTGGTATGGGAGATGGTGGTCCCTGTCATCCCAGAGATAATATTGCTTTAAGATTTCTTGTAAATAAATTAGACTTAGGGTATGATTTATTTGATGCAATTATGACTTCTAGAGAGGTTCAAGCAAAGAGATTGGCTGAAAAATTAGTGAGTTTCAAATTACCGATTGTTATATTGGGAAAGTCGTTTAAGCCAAAAATAAGTTATACTGATGGTTCATATGCGTTATTAGTGGGATATTATGTAAATGAATTGTCGAATTTTGAACTGGGTTTTGATGAAAATATGAATGATGTTCCATGCACATATTTACTTGCCCATAGAGGATGTCATTATGATTTTAATTTTAATAAAGATAGTATAGTTGTGGATCCCTGGAGAGAATTTAAAACCAATAAACATCTTGTCCCACTAAAAATAATTCATTATGGAAAAAAACTTTTATTATGAGAATACATGTTGACCAGTGTATTGATACAGTACCGATACAAAATGTTATAGAAACATTGAAATGTGTTTCGGCTGATCAGACAATTATAGATGAAGTGTTGCAAACAGATGACGAAAATGTGATTTTCATTGATTCAGAAGCTGATAGACTTGCTCCATTAGATGAGTTTGATGATTATACCTTATATAATATTTTAACTCTGGATTTTAAAGATAAAAATGTATATTATGTCACTTCAGATTTTAACATATGGTCTAATTTAAACCGATTAAAAAAAATAATTTCTTGTAATGAAATAAAAACAGATATTATTCCATTAATTAATCCTTATATGTATGGTTTTTTTAATGATTATGAGATTGAATCCTCCAGTGCTTCGCAAACTGAATTACCCCATTCAAATGCGAAGATAGGATGCGTTAATATTAACAATTTTAGTTTAACTGTTGATGATAAAAAAATAGAGTATGAACCAAAATATAATGTTATTTCATTAAACAGTACAAAAAAACATCAGAGAATAAAAACAATCAAAGCACTGCGTGGCATAGAAAATTTTATGTATTCGTATTATCCATTTGAAGATCCTCAACAAATGGAAGATGTTTTTGATAATGATGAAGATAATGAATTATTAAATGAATTAACAGAATTAAATGAAATATATGATCCCTTACTTTTTATGAAAAAAAGTGAAGTTCCACTAAATTTTCGATCAAAGAAAGATATATCAAAAACTTTTGCTTCAAAGCATGATGCTTTTCAAAGATGTGTTCCTTTAGAATATATTCAGAGCTGTATAGACCTTGTGACAGAATCATATGTTGATGAAAGCATTGCATTAACAGAAAAAACTTTTAAACCTATTTCATTAAATAAACCTTTTATATTATTAAGCGCAAGAAATTCGCATCAGTTTTTGAAAAAAGCGGGGTTTTATCTATATGAAGAATTGTTTGATTATTCATTCGATGATAAATCATTTGATCAAAGATTTGATTCTATTATGAAACAGATAAAACCAATTTTAGCTATGTCTACTCACCACTTAACTGCTAAAATAGAAACATTTAGAGAAAAAATACAGTATAATTGTTTTCATGTGGCGAATCAGAAGCAAATATGGTATATTGCTTCTGAATTAGATGATTTTAACTATTTGAAATTTATGATAAATGAACAAAAAGCGTTTGTTTAGGGGATTAGATGAAATTTTTGCACTGCGAGCATATTTCAAAAAAAATATTAAATGAAATAAGAGCTGAAAAAACAGTAATTCTTTATAATTATGCAGAACCATATTCTTTGTTCCCGTATTTGAACGTGGGGGGATATCATAAGCGAAATACTAGGGCGCTTTTTTATCATTTACTCAATGAATTTGACGACACGTTTAATATTACATTTGTCGGCGCGGATATTCATCTTAAGCAAAATTATGAAAAAGTAAAACAATCAGTAAAATCAAGTTTAAATTTAAAAATTGTTTCATTTCCTTGGTTTTTTGTTTATGAATATTTTTTTCCTGGAGAAATTGGTACTTATATTTTGAAAGATAATGTTCAGCCTCGTATAGAACACAATGCTATATTTTTATCTGGGGGAAGAAGATTTTGTAGAGATTATATAATGTCAGAATTGAGTAAATATGATACTTTTATATATTCGAATTTAGGTTATATTGATATGATCGATCAAGTGGCTCGCCGAAAAGTTATTAAATATGATTTGCTTGATGATTGTTTTAATATTTCTTATTATGATTATTGTTCACATACGCACAATACTGATAAAATATCGGGTGATGAAACTTCACTAAATTACTTATTTGGTTTTAATAATTTCAACTCATCCAAAAAAATATATTTTAGTCCAGATTTAAAAAAATTAAAAAATCCCGCCCGTGTTATGTTGAATAGATCTTTAAACACAGAATATTCCGCAGATTATTCCGATGTGGATTTAGAAAAAGAATATCAGACTTGTCCTTGGTATTTGTATAATATTGTTCCTGATGAATATTTGAAATCTGCGGTGAATTTTGTTTGTGAAACTCAAACAGATTGTGCTACACATATTACAGAAAAAACAGTCAAAAATTTTTTTTATAAAAAACCATTTTTAACCTTTGCTTCTAAGAATTATTATAAATTTTTAACGGATCACGGATTTGTGCTTTATGATGAATTGTTTGATTATTCGTTTGATGGTATTGGGCAATATGGAAAAAGATTAAAAGCGTATATGATCGAGTGTGAAAAAATATTACAAATGGATTTAAATGGTCTAATGAGTATTATAAGTACGCTTAAATATAAATTAAATCATAATTATCAAATATGTAGTGATATTTCTTATAAATTATTTAGAGGTTGCGATGATGATAAGTATCAAGTCTTTCAAGATGAAATAGAGAATTATGTTAATACACTCGACTAATGATTATGATCCTCTTCATGAGATAATTGTAGGACGTGCAGATTTTGCACATATTCCTCCAGTAGATTCTTCGATGAAAAATTTCATGTATGCAAATTTAACAATTGAAGAAATAAAAAAATATGTTGGTCCATATGATCAAGAGGTTCTTGAAGAGACAAGTGAAGATCTTGATATTTTATCTGAAGTGTTGGAAGACTGTGGTGTGATAGTTCATAGGCCAGAAAAAATACAACATCGTCATCTAATTCAGACTCCAAAATGGAAAACTACTGGTTGGTATAATTATTGTCCTAGAGACATTTTTTTAGTTTTGGGTAATAATATTGTTGAAGTACCTAGCGTAATGAGAAGCAGGATGTTTGAAACTTGGTCTTATAATAAAATTTTGCATGAAGCATTTGATGATGGTACAAATTGGTTTTCCGCTCCAAAACAAATTGTTGAAGACGTAAGTTTTGATTTTTCTGATTTATCACAATCAACATTAATGAATAAAGAAATACTTTTCGATGCACCAAATGTAGTAAGGATTGATAATGATTTGATTTTTCAAATAAGCAATAGTGGAAACGAAAAAGGAGCAGAATGGTTGCAACGAATGTTTCCTGATTATAAAATTCATATTGAACGTGATGCATATTCAGGCGCACATTTTGATAGTACGGTAATTCCATTAAGAGAGGGGCTTGTATTATTAAATGGATTAAGATGTGATCAAGACAATTATCCTAAATTTTTCAAAGATTGGGAAAAAATATTTTTTAGTGATATTGTTTCAACTGATATTATAGATTATGGAATATCAAGTGATTCTATAGGTCTTAATTTGTTAAGTGTTAATAATGATTTAGTTATTGTTGATGGAAATCAAATAGCTTTGATAAAACTATTGAGTCAATATGGAATTGATAGTATTCCATTGTATTTGAGGCATTCTAGAACTTTGGGAGGGGGATTTCATTGTGTAACGCTGGATTTAAGAAGAGGATAGGCTTTTTAGAGCTGTCCCACATTTTTACCAATCAAATTAAATTACCGTATTCTACAGGATGTGTGTGGAGTTATTGTAGATCAGACGATGAAATATTAAATAATTTTTCTTTTAATGTTGCTGATTGGCATTATGTGCTTGACGGGTCTTTCGATGTTTTATCAACTGCTCAAAAATTGGCCCAATGTGATGTTGTGGGTGTTTCCTATTTTGTTTGGAACACTTATGTAAGCGATAGAGTATGTGCTGAAATTAAAAAAATAAATCCCAACTGTTTGATAGTGTATGGTGGTCTAGGTACTCCTAAACACGGAAGGTGCAGAGAATTTTTAGATGAAAGACCGTTTATTGATGTTATTGTGCATAATGAGGGCGAAATTGTTTTTAAAAATATATTGAAAACAATTATTCATGGATTTAATATAAGATCAGTTAAAGGTATTACGACACATCAATTTCAAACTCCTTTAGAAGAACGAATAAAAAACATATCTAAACTACCTAGCCCATACCTTAATGGTCTTTTTGACGATCTTATTTCTGTTAAAGATCATAATTATGAATGGGAAAGTCTTATAGAAATAGAGAGAGGTTGTCCTTATACGTGTTCTTTTTGTGAGGTTGGCGATAGACATTGGACAAAAATTATCAAACAAGATTATGATAAGATGCTGAAAGAAATCAATTGGATTTCTGAACACAATATTGAATATTTGCATTTGATTGCTAATAATTTTGGCATGTATAGAGAACATAAGATTATTTCTGATTTATTGATAAAAAACTTTAAAACGATTGGATTTCCAACCGCATTAAATATTACTTGGGCAAAACATAAAAAGCCCTATCTTTTTGACATGGCTGAAGATTTGTGGAAAGCTGGTCTAAATAAGAGTGTGACGATTGCGTTACAGTCTACAAATCACAAAACGTTAAAGGCTATAGGAAGAACAAATGAAAATACTAATTTAGTTCAAGTCATATCAAAACTCAAAACAATAGGAATGCCTGCTTACATAGAAACAATTTTAGGGTTACCCGAAGAAACATTAACTAGTTTTAAGGAGGGGCTGTATAAATTGATCGATGATGTTGATTATCATAATTATATTGGTATATATGTGATGGTGGCCTTACCTAATACTCCCTTTGGTGATAAAGAATATTTAAATAAATACGGCATTAAAATTAGGCAAACAACTCCAGCTTTTTTTCATCATGATCATCCTTCAGAAGAGCTTATGAAAGATGTGAATAATGTTGTTGTTGGTTCAACTGTTATGTCGTTTGACGACTATATTGAAGCAACTCTTTGGAAATGGTATATGATTTCTTTTCATTTTTTGGGGTGGTTAAGAATACTTGCACTGAAATTAAAAAAGGAATATAAAATAACATTGAGGCAATTTTATGATGATCTTTTTATGTGGTTTATCAATAATGATACAACATTTCTTTATAAAGAATATTATATAACAAAGAGGCTGTTAAAAAAAGTATTTGAACAAAAAATACCTTGGGGTAGAAAAGTATTAGACGTTTCAAATATATATTGGGAGTATGAGGAAGCTACTATTATTCATTTAGTTAAAGAAAAACGTAGATTTTATGATGAAATATGTGTTTTTATAAAAAAACAATATAATCTTGATTCTTCATTAATAAACGAACAGTATCATAAAATGAAAGATCCTTATATTGAATATGATGGAGATTTAGAAAAGTGGGCTAGAGAGTGTATATGGTGGGGTAGGAGATCGGAAAAATTTTTTTGTTAAATTTATTTTTTGGTGGTTTAAAATATGTTGAATAAAAAAAATGAGTGGGAATGTAATAAAAAATCTGGTATACCCCATGCAGTGTTTGATAATTTTTTAGACGAAGCTACGTGTATAAAACTATATGAAGAATGTGTTTCAGCTCCAAGGGGTGGTTGGACTGTGTTTACTAGATCCGGATCTAGGATGGAAGAATATCGTGATTTGATATATACACCTATTGCTCATAATATCACATATGATTTGATGCATTCGGGTGAAATGATATATGACTTGGAACAGATGACGGGAATAGTTGGATTGTTGCCTGATCCTCATATAGTTGGTGCGGGGTTTTCTATAATACGGCCTGGAGATAGTTTAAAATGTCATTATGATTTTAATTGGAATGATCGATTAAGATTACATCGGACTTTGTCCTCAATATTATTTTTAACTCCTGATTGGTCTGAGGAATGGGGTGGGCACCATGAATGTTGGTCTGATAATATAGACAATAATACTAATTCAAAATTATTATATGATGTAGCTCCATTGTTTAATAGACTTATTGTTAAAGAAAATGTTACGGGTAAAATAAAAGATTGGCATTCTGTTAGAACCGTAAATAGTCCAAATAAAATTAGTCGGTGTGCAATACGTTTTTTTTATTATTTGAGTAACAGTACTTATAACAAAGATGATATGCCGCATAAAAGTGTTTATGCGAGCAATGAATATACTCATTTTAAATTATGGGAAGAATGAATGGATTGTTAGAATATGCATGATTTTAAAAATTTAACAGCTATTAAAGATCCGGAAGTTAAAAAGTTCATAATGTCGATAGATTCTATGAACTTTTTATATGATTTGGATTTGATAAACACGTTTAAACAAAATTTTGTGGAATGGATTTCTTCTTCTAAGTTAAACAATTTTTTAAATATAACCTCGTTTAATAATGTCCAAATTACTAATGGAAGTGTTCATATTTTTGATCATTTTTATATAAAGCATAAAAATAAAACGTTTAGATTGTTCGATGGTGAATTCATGTATCATCGAGCCGCTTTGAAAAATAATTATAATTTTGGCCGTGTTGATGAGACTTTAAAGACGACCAAAAATAATGCATTTATTATGAGTGTACCTTTTACGGGATATGGTAAAATCCACACAGAATTTTTTTATTGGTTAGATGTATGCGAAAAATATAATATTCCTGTTTTATTGGATTTTTGTCATGCTACCGTGTCTAAAAATATAAATATAGATTTTGATAATTATTCGTGCATAGATACTTTAGCATTTAGTATTTCAAAATCCTTTTATGGGGCAGAACATTTGAGAGTGGGGATCCGGTTACAGAGAGAAAATTCGGATGATGGTATTGATATTTTAAATTCAAAAGGAATACAAATGCTAAATTTGTTGAGTATAGGTGTTGCGAATGAATTAATATTAAAATATCCTTTTGATTTCAATTGGCTAAACTATGGCGCAATTTATAAAAAAATATGTGATCAGTTACAGCTTGAATATACTGATAATATACTTATGGGAATAGGAAATAAACAATATGATGCATATAATAGATCAGGTGTCAATCGATTATGTCTTTCAGGAGAAATTTCAAGACAACTTTCGGTTAGTTGATACCTCATGCACGTCAACAAATGCATTAGGATATGCAGATTTGAACTGTAATATATTACAGCAATTTATTGATTTAGATGATATATCTAATTTGAATCAATTAAATCATCAGTTAAATGTTGACATTAAATATGCTACTTTGATTTTACAAAAACCGGGTTCAGTGAATGCATCACATTATGATAAATTTTGGCCATTAAATGATATTCCAACAAATAAAATTAAAGTGAGAATTAATGTTTTTTTGAGCAAATGGTATTTTGGTCAATTAGTAGAATGCTCTAACAAAACTATTTCCAGATGGAGTATAGGAGAAGCAACTTGTTGGGACAGCACAATAGAACATTTTGCAATAAATTTTAGTAAATATGATAAATTAACTTTACAGTTATCGGGGTTATATAATGATTAGCTGGGGAACCACTTTTGGTTCACATGATGGGGCTTTGGCCGTGTTTGAAGATACTAAACTCGTATTTGCATCTGATGCAGAACGTTGGTCACGTAAGAAAAATGATTCTATAATACCAGATAATCTTATCAAATTCGCGGAAGAACACTGGGGTGTTCCAAATAAAGTATATTTTTATGAAGATATACGAATAAAAAATAGAAGGAGAGAGTTAGCGGGGCAAAAACTGATAACCCCTTTTGAATTTAAATATGATACTATACCCACAGAACATCATTATTCTCATGCGTGTTATGGGTATTATACATCGTCATTTGAAAATTGTACAGTATTAGTAATAGATGCTATAGGTGAATGGGCCACAATGACCCAGTGGAAAGTTATTTATGGTGAATTTAAAATAATAAAACAGTGGAACTATCCTAAATCAATAGGATTATTTTATTCAGCAATGACACAATCGGCTGGATGGAAACCAAACGAAGAAGAATATATTTTGATGGGTGCGGCTGGAGTAAATCGTAATTCGACTTTTGAAAATTATTCTATTATACGAAATTTGTGGGACAACGGTACTAATTTTCATCGTGGAATAGATTTGACTATGGATAAATTTGAAATAGCTTCCGCTACACAGCAAGTATATGAAGAAGTGTTTGATGATATTATTTCGGAAATTGAAGATGATAATTTAATAGTTGTTGGAGGATGTGCTTTAAATGTTTCTGCCAATCGATTGTTGTATAAAAAATTTAGTAATGTTCATATACCATGCAATCCAGGAGACGGTGGTTCAGCCATAGGATGTGTTCTTGCAAGAACTAAAACAAAAATAGACCCTTCTCCGTATTTGGGATATGACGTTGTTGGAAAATATCCTGTAGAAAATTTGATCAAAGAACTCAAGACCAATGGTATTGCGGGAGTGATTTCTGGTAAGGCTGAATTTGGACCCAGAGCTTTGGGTAATAGATCAATTTTAGCCGATCCTTCTATTATAAATATAAAAGATAGAGTGAATAAAATAAAAGGCCGGGATAATTTTAGACCCTTTGCCCCCATGATCTTAAAAGAAGACTTGACATCATATTTTAAAAATAATATTTATTCGCCTTATATGAACACAACATTCACTGCATTGAATCATACTAGAAAAATGTATCCTGGTATAGTTCATTTAGATGGTACTTCTAGAGTCCAAATTGTTGAAACTGATGAGCATAAACAATTATTGCAAGAATGGAAACAAGAGTCTGGTTGTCCAATGTTACTCAATACGTCATTGAATATTAAAGGAGAACCTATGATGGATAAAAAAAATAATAATATGCCGTTTGAGGGGATGGAGATTTTTTAATGATGGAAGAAAAGTTTGGTGTAATCTATGAATATGACACAAGTGTTTATAATTGGAAGCAATTATTAGAAAATTTGCTGAAGTGTTCTCTTGAAAACTTGCATTTGAAATATGTTTCAGAAGATGCATGGAATTGGGTTAGTGATGTACAACCAAAAAGCACGTATGGTGATTTAATACATACAATATATTCTTATTTTCGTAATGATGCTGATTTTAATTTATTATGGAAATCTTTTTGTGAAAATATATTAAAACTTGCGTTAAATGTTTCTCCTGGCGAGTTTACTATGTTAAACAAAAACGTTATTGTAATGCAACGGTTGCCTTCAATTAAAATAGTACCCTCTAAAAGTACAGTGAAATATTGTGATAATGATTTGATAAATAAAAACGGTATTGATTATAGTCTTCATACTGATAATGAAATAGCACTTCATCCTGAATTTGAAGAGAATTTTTGGATGCCGTTAATGGATGTAGATGATCATAATACCCTGTATATATTACATTCTGATAATATTTTATATCCTGTAAATATAAAATACGGTCAATTTGTAAAATTTTATGGATGTAAAATTTTACATGGATCTATACCTCATAATTCTTCTATCAATACACGTATTTCTTTTGATTTTAGAGGATGCTCATATTCTAATTATAACGAAGAAATTTTGACAGATGGATTATTAAAAAGTGCAGGTAAGGTTTGGAGACAAAAAGATTACTATAATATTAATAATTATTATAGATTAATATAACATAAATATTTAAATTTTGGAGCATAATAATGGCAATAACTCATGGTTCGTATCGCAAAATGATACGAGAAACAATACACGAATCGCAAAAATGTCAGCGAAATTGGGATTTAAGTAAATCTATACCCGAAGAAGACAAACAGCTATTAATAGAGTCAGCGACAAATTGTCCTTCTAAACAAAATTTGAATTATTATCGGTTACATGTCATAGAAGACCGGGACATGATAGAAGAAATTCATAAAAAAACTGTTGGATTTGGTCCAATTTATTCAGATTATGATTCTGAATTAAGAAAAGAAAATTCATTTGACGAAAAAACAACAGAAGAGGGTAAATATTATACTAATCCACAAGTGCTTGGTCAATTATTGTTAGTGTTTACTGAAAATGAAAATCCGTTATTGAAACGGCAGGATACATATGTACCTAATGTTCAATATGATGATGAATGGGCAGAAGACCGTTCTATTGCAATTGGTATAGCCGCAGGATATGTAAATATCGTAGCTACTCAATTAGGATATGCTACAGGATGTTGTAAGTGTATGGACTCTAGTGCTATAGCTGATATTTTGGGAGAAGTTCCTGTATTATTAATGGGAGTGGGCTGTGCAGATTTATCTAAAGATAGGAGACAACATCATTATGAAAATTTTAAATTTCCAACCTTGAAAAAAATGAAAAATATTGAGGTTATAACCCATTCTTAGAATTTATAATAATGGATTATATTGTTACTACGTTAGATAAAGATAATGAAATATCTCCTGGTATACAGAGATTACATAGTTCATATGATAGTTATTTAAAAAAATTAAAAGATTCGGATAGACTATTTGTAATTGAGTCGGATTCTGGTCCAAGTTCTTCGCCTAAGCAATTATTGCCTTTACAAGACAATATTTATATAATAGATTCTGATGTTACTTCTATAGATCACAATAAAAATTATTATGGATTTCCTTGGAAAGTCATTTGTCAGCATGTACAACATTTGTCGAGAGATTTTTCTTTAGATGATAATTTCGAAAAAAAATATCATGTATGTCATTTAAATAGACGGCCTGCGGCTCTTAGAGTTTTATCTGTCGGGGACGTAATGCAGTTGAAAAATATTGTATATTCTTTATATCCGTATAATGAAGATCATATGAGTTATACGAATGACCATATGAGAAATAATATAGATATTAAAACGATATATTTGAATAAAAATCGTGTGATTATAAATGATGAGGTCTCATTAAAGCCCGAAGATGATGTTGTGGTTAGGGGTTTTAAAATAGACCGCATACGTTTGTCTGAAGATATAACAAAGAATGCTAGACGGGTTATAGGGAAAAAATATCACAATACGTTTTTTCCAGAATGCATATTCCCCCCCGTTGAATATTTTCAGAGTTATGTAGATTATTATCAAGAATCAACTCTTACGTTTGGATTATCTTTTACGGAAAAAATAGTTAAAAATTTGATTTGGAAAAAGCCCTTTATTGTTTTGAGTAATTCTGGTATTTACAAGTTTTTAGAACAGCAAGGATTTATTAATTATTTTAATATATATGATGGTCCATCATTAAAAAAACGATATAAATCATGTTTTAATATGGTAAGTGATTTGTGCGATGATATTGGGATTTTGTCTGATTTTGATGTGGACTTAAAAGCACAGCATAATTTTAATAGAACAATGGAAATATATGCCAAATATGGCGATTTTTTTCGATTTATTTGGCATATAGATTTTAATGGTTCTATAGAAATAGAAATACTGATATTATGGATAATTTTTTGGAGTTGATAAATGATATTGATAAATTCAGTTATTAAAACAAAATGTGATTTCAAATCTAAGCAAGAAATTAAACGTTATTTGTATAGTTTTATAGAATTTCATCCGTTTAGAAAATATAATCAAAAAATAGCAGATGAATTTGGTGAACATCTGTTTTCTATGACGTTTATCCTGCCTAATTTGGTTGTTTTAACACAACGATATCCTACGAAAAAATTATATTTTGATTCTGAACTTTTACGAAAAGATGTTATCCACCAATTAACTAAAATTGTATATTATTATAAAGTAAGCGATCCTATAGAGGTAGAAACATGAAACTTTGCATAGTAGGCGGCAGTACTGCAGGATGGTGGGCCGCGGGTTATTTTGAAAAACATTTACCAGATTGGGAAATTACAATTTATGATGCTCCTGATATTCCATCAATGGGTGTTGGGGAATCAACCTTGCCTCAACTTAAATGGTGGTGGGAGGAATTGGGTATCGAAGAAAAGGATTGGGTAAAAAATTCTGATGCCGTTTTAAAATATGGAAATTATAAAGAGGGGTGGAATGCGCCAGAATTTGATAAACCATTTGTCACAAGATTTTGGTTTAATGATAATAATAAATTTGATCAAATGATGGCTGATCCTACCAACTTTGATGTTGCTGGGAAAATAATTGAGGAAAATTTTTATAGAGAATTTGATAATCCAGATTCAAGATCTGATTATGCTTATCATGTCTGTGCGGAGGCTTCTGCTGATATAGTAAAAAATCATTGCAAAAAAACTGTTTTAATCGAGGAAGAACTTTCAGAGTTACCTAAGGGGTTTGATCTTTATATTGATGCAACGGGTTTTGGTAGAAAATTTATACGAGATTTTACTAAAATGAATATTTCAGATTTTCATTTTGTTGATTCTGCATGGGTGTGTCCTATGGAAAATTCGCCCAATGATTCAGATGTGACTAAATCAATTGCCAGGAAGTATGGTTGGACATTTGAAGTTAGTTTACAAAATCGTGTGGGTATGGGTTATATATTTGCATCTCGTTATGTGAATAAAGAAGAAGCACTTAAAGAATTTCGAGAAATTTATGAGGCCCTCGATAGAACTCCCCTGTCTTCACAAAAAGAAGAACGGTTTATTCAGTGGGATCCGATGATTTTACAGAATCCTTGGTCTGATAATGTGGTTGCTATTGGAACATCTTCTGGTTTTGTTGATCCACTTGAGGCGACGGCTTTGTTTATGACTCAAAGTGGTATTACACAATTAGTGAATACGATAAAAAGGGGTTATAGCAAGAAATCATATAATCGTATAATGAGAAGAATATGGAATGATGGTCTTAGATTTCAGTTAGCTCATTATGTATTAAGCAGTAGAAATGATACTCGATTTTGGCTTGATTCTCAGAAAGGGGCAAATAGTATTTCCGGTAGTAATTTCATTTGGGATAATTATCAAAAATATACTGGTTCTTATCAGTGGGTGTTTCCAGATGGTATTTGGTGTCAATTGGGGATATATTTAAATCAAATGAAAAATTATGCACCTAAAAAACAATTAAACCATTAAGTAGATTATTATGATTGATTGTGTAAATTATAAAGAAGAAACTGAAGACATTATAAGAAGATTTCAAAGAAAAGAGGATTTTGTTTATTTTACTTCAGGGTCTACTGGAAAACCTAAAAAAATAGTTCATTCCTATGAGCTTATGAAAATGGTTGCTGAAGAAAATTGTAGATATAATAATTATACGAATAATGATTATATTGTTAATATGTCATTACCTGCCACCTCGATAGGGTATCCAGTTCTTTCAGTTTTGCCTGCTTTGATGACAAATTGTAATTTGAAAGTAATAGCATTTCGCCCAAATGATTATTTGGACGAAATTCAAAATGCAACCCATGCTTTTATTTTACCCGCAGTTTATAGAGTATTGAAAAGAACTGATAAATGGAAAAATTTTAATTTTACAGATATGACGGTTTCATGCGGTGCAGATATTGTTCCTGTTGGTTTTAAAGAAGATGTGCTTTCTAAGGGAGCTAAAAAATTTCATCATTTGTATGGTTCAACAGAAGTACCGCCTGCTATTTCTGATTCAGAAGATGAACAGCAAATAGGACAAAATCTTTCATCTTTAATAGACTATTATGTGAATGATAATGAATTGTTTATAAAATGGAAAATACAAGATTCTTATTGGGCATCGGGTGATATCGTTGATGATGAATTAAAATTTATTGGTAGAACGAAAAATATATTAGCTTTAAACTGTTCACGTATTCATCCCGAAACAATTGAAAAACATGTTTTAGACAATACCTCTGTTAATCGATGTATGTTAACCATAAAAAATGACAAAGTTTGGATGTTTTATGATGGAGACGAAGAGGCTTTAATAGTTAAAGAAAAGGTTCAAGAATGGTATAAGGATTCTTCTGTTAATGTGAGAAGAGTTGAAAAAATAAAAGTGAATGAGATGAATAAGCTGGTCAGAACTGAAACTTATGATAATTGTTAGAGATTTTAGATATACAGATTTAAAATTATTGCAAAAATTTATATTAGATTGGAAAAAACGAAAATTAAATTATGATATTAAATATTTAAATATTGAAAAAATGCTTAAATGTTTTTTATTTTTTAAAAATGATAAATTAGCCATGTTATCGGGAATAGATGATATTAGTGAATTTGTACCAAATACTTATAGAATTTTAACAAGAGCAATAACAACAAAATATAGCCCAAGATGTTGGGGTCCAACGATTGAAGAACGATTTTTTTCAAATGTGATGGCTGGCTTATCTATTGATCATTGTCAAGAAATTGATAACACTAAAAATATTGTAATTACTACAAATGCTGATTCGAGAATATCTAATATTATGAAAAAAAGTAATAAAGGTTGGATGACCTATAGGGAGGTTATATCGATTTATGGAGAAAACCAAATAATTTGGGATATTGATATTGTAAATTGTAAAATAATGACTGAAAAATGGAAAATAAAATTAGATTTGGTTTTTGAATGAATACCAAATATTTTTGTGCATCACCGTTTACAAGAATGACAAGATCACCAAATGGTGATTTAAGAACATGTGTTTATCATCCTCCATTAAAAAATAATTATAAAACTATACAAAATGCATTTTTAAGTGACGAAATGGAAGTTATTCGTCAAGAAATGTTAGAAGGAAAACGAAGAACAGAGTGTGAATGGTGTTATTTTTATGATGATTCAAATCAATATTCTTGCCGACAAGATATAAATGAAAGATATCCAGATCCCCCACCATCTACTTTGTTGAGGGAGCTTGATTTTGCGGCTTCAAATAAATGTAATTTTATATGCGTAACATGTAACGAATCTGCATCTTCGGGTTGGGAGTCTAGAAATAAAGAATTTAGATTTATTGATAGTCAAATTTTACACAAATTACCAATAGAGTTGGATGGTGTTGATAATTTAATACAACTAACGATAATGGGGGGCGAGCCAACTTTAGAACCGTATTATACAGATGAATTTTGGGATTTGATAGAGAGTAAAACCAATAATGATACGTGGTTTCAAATGATTACCAATTGTTCATCGTATCCAAATGAACGATGGATGGAATTTTTATCAGGATTAAAACATGTTTGCATAGGTATTTCGTTGGATGGTGTTGGTGAGGTTGGAGAATTTTGTCGGTTGGGATGGAAAGAAAGAGTATGGCGTAAAAATTTTTTAAAATGGTTAGAGTTTTTTTCAAACAGAACTTATGATAAAACTTCAAGACATGATGGTCCTTGGATAAATTTTGTATTAAGCAACTATAATGTTTTTAATTTAACCGATACTCTTAGATATGTAAATGCATTTAATATGAGAGATCGTGTGATGTTAACAACTGCGTTTGAACCAGACTATTTGTGTCCTGCATATTTGCCTAATAAATATAAGAAAGAAATAATCGAATCAGAATTTTATGATCAAAATCATAAAAAATTCGTTTTGGATGTTTTAGAAAAAAATGATGAATCTGAATTAATTCATGCGAAATTTTTACAATATACTAAATACCTAAATACATTTGTAAAAGTTCCAAAAGAATGTTCAAGCTTTTTAACACAGAAAGGATAATATGAAATGCATTTTATTTGAATTGACTCACTTACCTGATGATTCTCGGACATGGAATAATGCGGATGAATATTTAACGTTGCTTGAATCTAATAATCAGCCGTCAGTTGATTATGATGTATACCCCCCCTTTTTAACAACGCAACTTGACGAAGAGGGATTTAATCTTAATGGGACTCTTGGGTTATTTTGTTTTGCTGATAATACTAAAATAAATTGTTTAATGTTTTATGAGGGCGTTTCGTTTGATTTGTTAAATATGAATGATCAAACGAAAGAATTGTATTTTACAATGTTTCATCAATATAATTTATCTTGGTCTACTGATGTTTCAATGAGAAGTAGGGAAGTTTTTAATGCTGATATTCTTTTAAAAAGACTATATTCAGTGTTTTGGGCAGAATATGGACCAGTTAATTTTTATTCCCCGCCATTAGATGACTTCTATAACACTTCTCTTTTTGGGGAAGATGCTCCTAGTAAAAATGACATAACATATGCCGATCTAGCTGAATTGGATAGTAGTTATGATAATATTTCTAATCCAAGAAAGATGGTTTGTAATTGTCAAGATAAAGAATCGTTCGGTGAGAGTGAAATACATCATTGTTTTAATGTTGATAATAAAAAGAATTGGTCTTTGATAAGTTCTTATGTATATGACTATTTGAGTGATGTTAATAATGTTTCTGATTGGGCAATCGAAAATACTTTCATAATGGAAAATGACACGTCCTTAGAATAATGGATTCAAATACTTTTTGTATGAGTCCATTCGTAAGAATGACTCAATGGTGGAATGGTAATCTCAATACATGTACTCATTATAATGAAACAACTGGTGATGGAACGTGTTCCGAAAAACAAATTTTTATTCCCAAAGACAAATATGATAATTTATTAGCGGCCTTTGATGGCGAAGAAATGAAATCTCTTCGCCAAAAAATGTTGACCGGGAAATTTTTAGATGGATGTCGATATTGTTATCATCTAGAGTCTTTAGGTTTAATGAGTCTCCGCCAGAGTATTAATTCTTGTCATGATACGTCACCTGTTTCTAAACTAACAGAAATTGAAATTTATCCATCGAATAAATGCAATTTTAGATGTACTATTTGCAATTCAAGCGCCAGCAGTATGTGGGAAAAAGAGCCTTTACAAATAATAGATGATAAACCCCAAAAAATATATCTTCTTGACGGTCTTGATGATTTAGATCTTATTACTATATCGGGGGGTGAACCGATGATTATGAAAGAGTATTCCGGCGATTTTTTTAAAGACAGGAAAACAAAATTCTTCACTATGGCTACTAATAATTCTGTATTTCCCAAATCAGAATTTTTTAATTTTATTGATAGATGTGATAATGTTTTAATATATTTGAGTTTAGATGGAATAGGCGAGGTTGGAGAATTTTGCCGAAAAGGTTTAACTATGAAAAGGTTTGGTGTTAATTTGAAAAAATGGAAGACCTGGTTTGATCAGAGCAAATTTGAAAGAAATGGAAACCCTGATTATAAGTTAAGGCCTCCTCATCTTACAGGCTTAAGAATAATGTTTGTTGTACAAACTTACAATATTCTTAACATTTATGATTCAATGAAATGGGCAGATGAAAATGATATTATTCTTGATTTAAGAAATTGTTATTCTCCCGAAAAATTAAATGTTGCGTATTTACCTGATAATGTAAAAGATGATATATTGCAAATGCCTTTTTATAATGATACTCATAGAGAATTTGTAGAAAAAATATTTAATTCGAATATATACAATAGTACCAGAATAAAGGAATTTATAGAATATACGAAATATTTGATGATTTTAGATGAAATTCCTGAAGAATCTTTAACCATTTATAATAAATGTATGCATATAATTTAAGATTAAATGTTGAAAAACGTGTTTGGTCTAATTCAAAAGAATTATATTCTGCCGAGAGGCATATTGTTATTGACAAATATCGTGATGGCTGTACAAGAAATCCTTGCTGTAGAGAAATTGTAAATACACAAAATAAATTTAAAGAGGGCGAGGGTATTTGGCCATTACCTGTATTTTTGATATGGTCAGATGGGATTTATGTGAATCATGTGTTGTGTTTAAATACGGAGGATGAAGCCTATAGATGGTTATTGCAATGGATACAAGAAGAACATAAAAAATTTATGTGTGGTAAGTGGAATTTTCCTCATATACATGTTCATAATGTTTTTGGAACGGATGTTTCGTCTTTTCTTCATCCGATATATGATACTGGAGAGTTTGTTGACATAATGACTGGTGGTCAAATAACTAATGATAATTTTTGGAATGGCCGTACAATGGAAACTTATATTAAACACGATTTCTTTAATACTTGGGCAACTAACTCAGTTGATGTAATGGATCATTGGAGTCCCGATTTAGCGTGTTGGGCCAATAATTTCGTTACTGAGTTTTATAACGAACCATTTCCCGTTGATTGGAAAGTTAAATTGGTGATGAGCAATGAAATTTCAATTTGAAATACGAAGTAAAAAATATCCTGACAAAATTTGGAACAATACAATAGATTTTTGTATAGATCATGATGGGTTTATACCTCACAATTATCAAAAAGTTATTTTGCAGATAGCCTCTGATTATGGTGTATATAGAAAATTGACACTGTTAAATGATAAAGGGGTATGTTATTGTCTG